TGATTAATTAAATTGTATCGTATCTTGGTAGACTCTATTTCTTTATGAATATCAAAAAGATCATCTTCGCCTTTAAAATCTTTTTTGTATCGCTTCTTGTAAGCCGTCAATAAATACTTAGGCCGTGCAATACTCAGGCATTCATGTAGGCATTGAAGCATAATAATACGATTATAATACATCAATTTTAATTGTTGCTTGCTTATCTTTGTATTATAATCTTCAGAATTAAATATCTCCTGAAGTGATTGTTTTAAACGCTTTATTGCATTAATCAAATACTTAGATTTTAATAAAAAAGGAAACTTTTGTATTAATTTAATGTTATTAGTAGCATCAAGCATTGAAAATCTCATAATAGATATTGTATAAACACTATGAAATAGTAATTTACGTATTAACTGCTTAATCCTGCTTTCTTTGCCCATAACTTCAAATAATCATTAGTTATCTTTTTTTTAAGCTTTTCAACATTTTCCTTCGTGAGATTAAAGACATCACCGTATTTAGGAATTAAATATTTCAGATAATCGACATAGCTTGTTATCGTATATTCCTTGTCGTTTGGTATTCCTGCGACAAGATCCATTTCGCGATACATTTCGCCTGAAAATCGAAGATCGGGAGTTTCAAGTCCCGGCGTTGGATTCATCTGAGCTTTTTTGTGAGCATAACGCGATACGTCACCTTTTTTATCACGCTTATATTTAGGCTTTATCTTTGCGCCTGTTGCATCAATTCCTTGTAATAACTGTTTTTTGTTTAATGCAAGGATTTGTTTTTCATTCATCTCAACAGCTTGCTGCATCAATAAATTCTTATCAATAGATTTGATCCGTTTATTTAACTCCAAGATGTCCATCGGTAGAAGTAAGAGCGATCAATTAAGACCGCTCTTTGCTATTTCTGTTTTTCTACTTTTCCACCAAGTGCCTCGAAAGCCTTTTCAACAGAGAGTTTGAACGGCACACCTACTCGCGTGTGCATATCATATATTCCCTTGAAACGCTTGAAAGTACCGTTGAATTGATTGTTCCTAAATGTTATTCTATCAGCTTTGTTTTTAGCAAAATTGACAGGCTTAACTTTTTCAGGCTTTTTGTCGCCTGGTTTAGCTTTAACTTTATTTTTTATACTCATAACATTTCAATTTTAAGATGATTCAACAATTACTTTCACATCGAGACTAGCGTATGTGTTTGTCTCGTCAACTTTCCAAACAACCTCATCGGCTGCAACAAGCGCAACAGATCCACCGTCTTCAAAAATAAGAATGTAGTTCTGTAAAGCTGCCGAATAAGTCAGGCTCGTAACCGCTGCTCCTGCCGTTCCTGATAGTTTGCTCGAAACAACTGAAATATCAGAGTCGGTTAAATTAGCAACGCGAGTACGACAAGGTGCAACCATAGCCACTTTATATTCTTCGGTGGTTTCTACATAAGGATTCTCAACCACGACATCAACTCCAACAGGGAGCAATGTTATAAGATCAATTCTTGGATCCCAGTCTGTAATATCAGGACGGTCGAAATAACGATTCTCAAATTCTACTTGTGACGTAAAATTCACATACAAAGGAAAGCTGTTTTCTTTTGCATCAGCAACAGGAATTCCAATTTCTTGAGCTGTTATACGTGCCTGGAGTCCGCGAATAGTTAACCCGGTTGTAGTCCTGCGAAAAGTAGCCATCATAGTACCATCTTCTAAAATAAAGATAACACGGTAGATGCCTCCTTTAAGTGAACCGACCATAAGATTAAAATCACAAACATTTGCTTCCAAGTAAAATACTCCTGAAGGTGTTGGTTTGCGAGTCAAGAATTTTTGACCTAATCCGGCGGTGTTAATCGTAGGATCATCGGTCGTAGGATCATAATTTACTACCTGATTAGCGAGCCACGTATCAAGGTTAGTTCCAATGTTGGTTTCCCAAACATCATAATCAGTGAAACTTGTCTGAGTAAACGTAACATCGTCATCAGTAATAATTATGTTTTTTACCCCATCAGGGAGTTTTAAGCATGATTTGCTTATACCTGGAGGTAATTGTGTATTACATAAATCTGGCATAATATTTATATTAAAAATTTAACAATCTGCTTGATATTTATAATCAACTTCACCAGTGAAACGAAGTAAAAACCAGGGAGTCATATCATCCGCCATTTTTACATCAGCCCACAAATCAAAAGCCTCGATAGTTGTAACAATTCCAGTTATATGAAACTTAGTTAATTTCAATATAGTTTCGATTGCCCCTATTGCATCTTCTTCAGGTCGGTAAGTTGTTATCAATGGGAAAATCTTACGTAAATTGATCCAAAAATAAATATCTACCGATGCCCGAATATTGGTTTCGTAGGGACGTTCTGGCAATACATCAAAAAAACTACCAGCATCGAGATTATCATCAGTGAGTACTTCGTCGTATTCGCGCCCTGCGTGGAAAACCTTTGGATACATGCCTTCATCGCGGACTATACGAAAAGCACGACCGTAAGCCGTGTAATCGTTACCCGTCCAGAGCTTATCCTCTAGTGTTTGCCGTATTTGGTTTATTTGCACGTCAAGTCCAGTACTCATGATAATGTATAAACTTCCATTAGTGAAGTTTCTATTAAATTAGTTCTAAGTCTCTTTATTTCAGCTTTTAGTTTTCTGAGTATTCCGACAACAGGAGGCAATTCGCTTCCAATTGGCGTACCGTTCAATTCAAGATTAGCATGAGCAGCCAAATTACGATCGTTACTTCGCTCTGCTCTATTGCTGCGGTTAGAATGAATTATTAAGTCCAAACAATCGGCTGCCATTTGCAATCCCATTGCTTCAACAAATTTATTTTTATTCTGAAGTATAAAATTTGTGTAATCTTTTACCTCTGAAAAATCAAAATTCAATCCCCAATACTCATCTGTGTACTCAATATCATTAACATCAAACATAGTTTCAGCATCCCACGCATCTACTTTAATCGGCCTTACTGTTGCGATTCTGTAACAGTTGCTAACATTAGCTATATCGTAGTTGCGATTAACTGCACTAGCAGTCAACCCCGAACGTAAATAACCAATGTAATACTTTCCTCCTGCGTATTTCAGTGAAGGCAGTTGCCAATTAAGGGCAGTCTTCACGTCTGAATTTCCAACAGTTGTAATCTCTTGCGACTCTAGTAAAGCATTTTGTGAGCTGTGAAACATTATTATTTTTACTGTATCGACACCGTTAAAAGCTAAGAATATACTATTTAGAACCATTGCAAGATCACCACGTTTAGAAACATCGACCTCATATCCTACAAAAGACGTATCGTTTGTTAGTGCATTACCAGCAATCCAATCCGCTTCAAAAGGGAACATTATCTTGTCGCTTATAATATCATCTTCCGTAAAAACAGCTCTCATAATCTTATTAATACTAGCTCGTTCCATATTCTCAAGCATTGTATTAAAGTTGTCATCTGTAATATCTTTATCATTCTGACTTTGATTTACGTTTTCAATCGTTACCATTGCAGAATAATCCTGATAATACATGCCTGAGCTTGATGCTAAATTCGTAGCATCGACAATATCATAATCCGTGTTTGTTGACTGTCTCCAGCCAACTAATCCCTTTAATGCCGTATATACTTCGCTTATTTGATACATTTACTCTATTTTTTTAAATATGTATTTTGGATGTATAATACAAGTATCTCCGCTTGTACCAGTGCCTTTCCATCTGAAGTATTGGAAGTCCGTTAATTGGATTGTTGCACTACAACTAGCGGCATCAGCAACAGTCGTAAATTCTGAACCCTGCCTTGCTACATTTGCACTATCAGAAGAAAAGAACTGATAACGATTATCTTCTTTCCACGTAATTCGCTGATAAGAAGTACCGTCAACCGAACCCTCAATAAATAAAGTACAATCCGCTGTACCTCCTATTTCTTCAACCAGGGCTTGCATTACAAGATTCCATCCACCTGTTAATCTGATTGCTTCAAAAGCAACCGTTTCAGCTCCTTTCAGAGTATCAACAGCCTGTGTGATAGCTTTTCCTTTATTTTGCGCACTTACTGGATTGTTAACCAGTAATGTTAATACACATAAACTTAAAACAAATATTAATTTTTTCATGATTCCTCCTTATTTTAAGATTCTAATAAAGCTACTTTGAAAATAGGACTTGCATTAGCAGTCGACATCGGCGCAATAACAGGCCCAAGATCAATTGATATTTCAACCTCAACATCTACGTCCTGACGCTCACCATAAGTTGACTGGTTATCTGCTCCGGTAGCATATTCATGAACTGCGAACTGCAATCCAGAACCTAATGGATCAGGAAAAGTACGATATTTTCCACCATTTTTGAAAGTATCCCCAAATCCTTCACGGTTCTTTTTAGGAACCCAGGGAAGTATTCCGATAGTCCCGGCAGGAATTATGTAACCAGCAGAATCCTGTCCAGTAGTTTTAATTGCCTCTTGAGAGGTTACACCACTCATTCCCATCATTTGCCATGCCTGATTTTCGGCATTGCCTTGTCCTTGTTGAACTAACTTCTCTGCTAACTGAGTAGCAAACTCATCATTCACAACATCATAAATTGTATTGTAATACTGTTGGCGCATAAATCCTTTTATCTTCTGGAAATAAAAGTTTATATCACTTTGAGCAACCTCGAATATATAATTCGCAGAATCCCAAGTTCCGCCCGTAGGTGAAGTTGAAACTACTACCTGTGATTTATTCGTATTCAAGTTTGCCAGTAGAGCTGTTTCAATGGCTGAATGCAAGTTAATAGAAGCACTTAAAAGCTGCTTCGCTAGCATATCACCAAGATCAAAAACATGACCATCGGCCTGCTTGATTGACCATTTGAAAACCTCTCCATAAGTTGTATAAGTAACAGTTGTCTTCGTACCGTCACCATTGTTTCCAGAGTGATTGTAAGCACGATTTGAAACAGAATTTGAAGCCTGCTTGTCGATTGTGTTAATTTCTACAACTCTTTGATCGGATTCTTTCTGATTCCATGCAGCTTCACGAGATGAAGCAGGAATCAGGAAATCTGTATTTTTTAAAAATACACCCAAAACGGCTGACGGCTTATGCTTGAATTCCGGCATCACCATCATTCCGTCTAGCTTATACTGTGCGGCATTCCACACATTGTCTGCAAAATTTGCCATAATTAAATTTTTAAATTAATGTTTAATTACAGCTAAGCAAGTTATTCTTTTTCTTCAGGAGCTTTTATAATTTCATCCCATTCCGGATCATCGGTCTTGATTTTGTTTTCCTCCAGATATTTCATTTTTTCATTCATGGATTTCCACTTCCCTTTTGATCCCGGAACTTCGCTTCCGCCTCCTCTTCCCGGTGCGCCTTCAATCCAATTGTTATCTGTTGCATATTTCAGAGCTATTTGATCGGGAGGCAATGGACGTTCTGTTGGATCTTTCAATGTTTTACCATTGAGCTTTCCCACAAAATTACCATCTTCCTCCGCGAATTCATACCCCTCTGATTTCATCAGAGTAATAAATTGTTTTTGCGTTACACCTTTCAGTTCTTTTGGCAAATAACCACTTAGCTTTTCATTAGTATTAAAATTATTTACCTCTGATTTAAGGCGTAAGATTTCTTCTTCCTTACTGCCTGTATCAGTATCATAACGAGATTGAAGCTTTTCAAGTGATGTTTTTAACTCCTGAATCTTTTCATTAGGTTCAACTTTTGCATCAGCAAGTATTTTAGCTGACAGGGCATCAGTTAAATTCTTAATAGTCTTCCCTTCAAATTCAAGTCCTAATTCTTCTCTGGCTTTTTTAACAGCCATTTCGATTCCTGTGTTTTTCCAGATTTTCTTAGTTTCAGAATCATTCTTTACATTCTCTTTAGCTTCATCAAGTTGCGCTTTGGTGTATAGCTCACCAGTAAAATCAAGCTCTACCTCTTTATCCGAGACAAAAGCAGCTTCTAACTGCTCAACATCCAACCCGACTGTATCCGTCAGGAAAGTTTTTAATTTTTCTGTTATCATTTTTTATTCCTCAATTTTTTTGATTTCCTCAATAATATTTGCTTTTGTAAGCTCCATATCAATATCATAACCTTTGCTGGCAATATACTCCCCTAATTGAGCTTTGTTCATTCTTTTCAGATCGGCTTTTTCTTCTGCTAGTTCATAATAGAGGCGAGTATTTTCCATCGCCCTATTATTCAAATCAGCATCCTGTTGAGATATAGAAACATGACCTCTTTTTGTGAGTTTTTTGTGATCAATAATAAATTTTCCATTCTCATAATGCGATTCATAAATCTTGTACTCATTAAACTTCTTTGGCTCCATCTTCGTTTGTTTTAGTTAATAATATATCTTTCATATATTCGTCAAATTCTGTTTGCAATGTTTTTACATCAGATTCAAGTATTTTTGTTTCTTCCAACGATTTAAACCACTCGTTAAAATAATATTTTCTTCGTTTGTCGCGATCATCAATTAATGTAAGCTCCTGGACTTGTTTGTCTGTCAGGTGTACGAAAGGCTCTAGCTTTACACCCACTTGAGCAATTGCAAGACTTTGTATGTCATTTGCAAATTCAGTTTGATAGAACTGTATCAATAAGTAATTAAGTGTTGCTTTTGGTGCGCCGTTCTTACGTGCATTCTCATATTTTTTCCAGATAACATCAGGAGTCTCGACCAGATACCTTCGACCGTAATTGATCAACGATCCTTTGTATGTCGCTTGTAAATAAAACATACCAGCAAAATCAACCATTCTTTGCTCCATGTCTTCAAAAGCATCTGTAAAGTTGTTCAGTCGATCATTAACAGGCTGAACGTCTAAAAACCTTGCTGTTGCCGTTTCGTTCTCTCCTTTATCGTGTGTTGCTGTTCCCCAGGTTGTAAAGTGCATTAATCCCCAAAGCCAATCAAGTTCGGTTCTCATTTCTCTCCATGTTGCATCAGCAGGTTCAACATATCCTGCAACATCTGGAGCAAGCTTCGGTTCTCCATCTTTTGGCACACGTAGGGCGATAACGTCAGATACATCTTTTCGTAACTCGCGCCCTGTTCCCCTGCAAGCATCACAGGCTTCATTTCGATTGTCTTTGCTTATGTATATTCCAGTACCGTCACAAACCTTGCACTTTCGCGTATATTCCCAGTAACGAGGATAACCGTGCAGAAACTCATATATGTTTTTAACAGATGTTGAACGCAGGTAATGATCTCCCAGTTCTATAGTATCATCAACAGGGGATATGTTATACTTCAGATTTGAGCCTATTATATCACTATTTATAATTGCAGGAACTTCACCGAAAGGATTATCAAATGTTTCATCTTCTATGATTTCGATTTTTACTGATTCCTTGCTTTTCGGTTTAATTATACCTTCTAATAAAGAGTTTTTTGTAGTTGTTTTAGTTACTTTCAATAAGTAATCTTTGTCTTTATCAACAATTCTTATAAAGTCAGCATCAATCTGTTTTCCCTGTTCATTTAATCTTTTTTCTGGCATGAATACAACCCAGTCAACGCCTCTGCCGTTTTGACTATAATTCTGAATAACATTTATTGATTTTATTGTTGGCCATGTCTTACCGTCTTTCCACTCAAAAAATACTAATCCGGCAGGATCAGAATTATATTTGTTAGCCTGTATGTTTTCAATCCACTTAGTTACTGATTGGTTGCCGTCAATTTTGTTTATATGTTCACGAACTTTCTTTTTAGTTGCTGCACTTCCATTTATTATCTTACTACCTCCTTTCGCTGAAAATACTTTATCAACAGGTCTCAAAAGGTTAGCATAAACGAATTTATTTGAAGTCAGGTATTTTTTACGAAGCTCATATTGTGTAGCATTCTCAAAATTTGTAATTCTATTTAGATACTCGGCCGATCCTTCGCCATTGATATGCACCTGGAGTTTTTTAGCTTCTTCTTTTGCAGCCTTAACCCAATCAGGTTCACCGATTTCTATTATAGCTTTTATTTGGTCAATCGTCAATGATTCTGCCATATTGCATTAATTTTATACAAAACTGTATTGTTTTAATACACATTTAACGCAATAATACACTTTTTTTGTTAAAAAACAAATAATAGTTATAAACAAAGGGAGCTAACTCTGGCGAGCAACTCCCTTTTAACCATTTAAACAATATAATATGAAAACTCAATACAAATATACAAAAATTATAACAATGCTTCAAACTCACCTTTTAGACTGTAATATATCTTATATCTGGCTCCATCAAGCAAGTGATCGTATTTCTTGCGTGGAACTTCACCTTTTTTGTCCTCCCAGGCATAATTGTTTAACTCAGTTTTTAATTGTTCTGAGCTTGGATCAACAATCAAACGATAGCCTTTTATTATTTTAATGCCGTCTAATACAGAACCAGGAGGCTTCAATGCTTTAACAATATTCAGTTTTTTACTATAATCTGATATCAAACGTGGGTTAGCAGAATCAGCTACAATCTGTTTTTGTCCGCAAATCCTGATAAGTTTTTCTTCTAGCTCGCTTGAGCCTAGACCTGATTCACATAGTTCTTGTTTTAAATATATTCGTTTTCTTGGCTCATCAATTGCAACTTTCGTAAGTGCATCTGGATGAATAAAACCAAAGTCCAGACCGTAACCATAAGGCAAAGATTCATCAAATGCCCCCTCTTCCCAGTTTTCATAAATAACTCCTTCAGCTTTTTCTAGCCAGCCACCTAATATAATATGCTTGTATTTATCAGGATCGCTTTGCTTTAAATCATAAATCTTTTTCAGATAACTTTCAGGTATGTTTTCAATATTGTCAAGATAAGTAGTATGAATATGGCAAATATCGGGATGTGTGCTGATAGGTATTCTGTGTCCGTCAATCTCAGTATAAGACAAATGACCTTCAAACCAGCGTTTCCAGATCCAATGTTCTTTAGTAGTTGGATTCAATATAAGAATTACAATGTTATCGCTGTCTTTTTGTCGTATTGAAAGATCAATCTTATCAAATCTGTCTTCATCGTCCTCCTCTTCAGCTTCATCAAGTGTCCAAATGTTAATACCATGCAATGATTTAAGTCCTGCTGTAAGTGTTTTTTGACTTGCTTTTAATCCTGAAAATATTACCGATGAGCCTGTACGATGATTAGTTATATCTGAGCGGTTTATTTCAAAACAATTATTAGCATTCATTAAGCTAATCTTTTCTTCAAATTCTGGTATTATTGATTTTTCTGCTGATATCTTTGTTAGTCGTGTATGTAAGATTTTATTGCCTTGCTCGAATGTCTTTTGAGTAAGAAATAGATTTACGCCAAATGACTTACCTGAGTTGCGACCTCCTGTTATTAAGTAATAACGTTTCCCTCCTGTCCAAAGAGGTTTGAATTTCTTATTGATTTTTATTGGCTTTCTTGAGAAGTCAACCAGTTTACTCATCTTCTGAGAATTGAACAGGTGTTAGGTTTATTTTTTCACCGCATGAAGTATAATCCCTTTTATCGGTCATGTCGTGGTCATTTTTCAGAACAAAGATTGTTACGGCTGGGTTTAGTTTGTTGGCCGTACCGTATTTTATGAGCTTTATCTTTTGTATTTCCTTTGCTTTTTTTATTAATTCACGAAACGAATCAAATTTATCACTCATTTGACTGATAATATTTGGGTGAATATCTCTTTCCATTGTCAGGTATTCACTGTAATACATATTTTCTGGATTTTCTTTGAGCCACTTGATTAAATCGCTGCCAAGATTTAGGGCAATTTCTTCAGTCCAGATTTCAGCGTTTTTATTCCCAGGTTGCCCTCCTTTTTTTCTTTTTACCTTTGGCTCATTCTTGCCTGTTTTTTTCTTAGCCATTGTATCCATAGCTTTAATTAATACTTAATGCAAAGATATAACATTTTTTAGATATGAGTCAAATTTTATGTATTAACTGTGATTTGATAAATTTTCTATAATCGATCTCATCCTTTCATTCTTTATTTGTTCTGCTTCTCTTATTATCCAGTCCTCAATATCGTTTGCGTTCTTAAATTCAGTTCCATCAAATGTTATGTAAACCTCATCTGCCCTTGTGGTTTTTATGGCTAACTGTCCCCAAATATACCTATACCACTTAAACCCTGTTCGTGTGAAAATCTCTATATTTTCTTTCATTGTTTAAAACTTTTGAGTTGTTAATACTTGGTGCAAGGCCCTTGAGAACTTTTTCACAAAATTCTCATTGTTTGATAGTTTTTCCTCACTAATTCTACTTAAAATAAAGTGTATCACCTCATGGAAGAAAGTACATTGTATTTCTGTTTTCTCAATATTTTCTCCATGCGCTTTGTCCTGTAAAAAGATTTCATTTGTTTTATACCGAGCCAAACCATAAGCATCCTTATCATCACATCTATCATTGTCGAAAATAACTTTAATTGTAGCTCCGAATAATTTAAATTCTTTTGGAATTATCATCCCATCATTGAAATATGCCTTTACTTCTTTTGAGGGAGGTTTAAGTTTTATTTCCATTCCTACTTCTTTTTGTTTTTTTGCCATAATTTTATTAATTGTCTAAAATCTTATTTCCTCTTAAATCAATTTGTATTTCAAATTCCTTTAGAGTTTCAAAATCCCTATATCTTATTATAAATGGACTATTTTGTATTATCCGTTTATCATATTTTATGTCTGGTTTTTGGTATGCTTCAATTATATCATATTGTTTAGCCAATAATCTAACATGTTTACGCACACTATCTGGCAGAATCATTATAGCTGCTAATACTTCATTGTTTAAATCCATATGATTTACTTGCGCTATATTAGGTCTGTAATAATTTGTGCAATACATAATTACTTCACCTCCGGTTTTCTGGTTTCAATCTTTTTTAATGAATTACTGTTGTTAGTATTAAACACTAATTCTAGTTTCTTTATTTCAATAGGCCTTATGTTTTTAGTACTAAATACCTGAACTTTTGTTGTTTTTGTATTATTTAATATCATCACATAATAGTCTTTTTTTATTCCTGACCTATTTATAGCATCGTGTTTTAATGCCAGTTCTTCTGGATCAAGGTCTCTGTTTACTGAAATTACAATTATTGGTTTTCTTTCGCTTTTCATGATATTGTTAGTTTTAATTTCTACCTAAATATTCCTTTATCTTTTCCCAGACTTTCTTCTCAAATACTAATTTAAACAACTCTCCGTTTACCTTTACGTCAATTGTTTTAGAAGTGTTATCAAAGTATGCAACATCAATTGAAGATAGTTTAATATAAATATCTCCGGTTTCAAACTTTGGTTCAGGTGTTTTTAATACCAGTTTTGAATTTAGCCTCTTTTGTGCTTCTGCTGCTTGGATCTCGTTTGCATTAAGAATCCATTTTACTTTTCCTTTCATCTTACCCCCCCCCAAATTATAATAGCTACTCCGATTATTACGAATGCTATTCCTGCTATTGTTATCATAGTATTATTTATTTGTTGGTTTTGCTACTTAAACATTCGTATATAAACATGTTGTGTGTAATTAATCATTAACATCAAAGACAATTCCTTCATTCAACTTAACCCACTTATCAATAGCGTTTTTGATACCAAGCAGGTACATCAAAGGAACAAAACATAAGCATATCAAAATCAATGGCATAAATACAAGCAATCTAACTACACACAACAAAGTATATAGTGCATCGCTTAGTTTCGTGGTATTTTTTAAATCGTACATATTTATAAAGTTTATTTGTTAATAAAAGTTTTCGATTATCTAATCGCAACGCACCATATACTCGGCACGTTGTTATAAACAAGTGCTTTAAGTTCGCAGCTCGTAAATAACATTGTGGGTTAATTTTTTTTCTTTTCTTTTTTCTCCCCCCTCTTTACTACTACTTTAAAAACTTCTACTCCGTTAATAGTTAGAGGAAATTCTTTTTTGCTGTAAGTACTATAACTTACTTTTAAATCATCGCATAATGTCTTTAGGTTTCCGTATGCTTTGGGTGGGTATTTATTATATATTATCACAACAACAATCCTCCTCATTTATAGCACCACAAGCAACGCAATAATAAGCATTTAGCATTCCTTCGTTATATTCCTGCTGCTTTAATTCTTCTATTTGTTTTTTAATCTCCATTTTTTCTTGGGCTAAAATATCCCATTTGCGTTGTTTTTTAGCTAAACGCATCGTTTGCCATCCATCGTCAAGGGGATTGCACCCCCTGACTTTTTCAAGTTCTTTTTCTACTTTATTAAGCTTGTTTTTTAGCTTTGTAATACGATGTTTCATAATTTTTATCCCCCATTCTTAATACAAATGCATAATTAGTTCCGTTTGTAAATCTTACGCCAGTTAAAGGCATTCCCATTTCCATTTTATAACCATTAGAAATTAGCTCTTTTTCTGCTGCTGCGTAAGTTGTGTTGTTTGTTGTATTTGCTTTCATTTTTCTTATTGTTTTAATTATATTGTAAATATACGCTATATATTTGCATCTACCAAATAAAAACGCAATTATTTTTAATATTTTTTCATTTTTAAATAAAAATGGTTGTCCAACGCTCAAAAAAGAAAAGAAAAAGGTTCGGTTCTTCGTTCGGGCATTAGTGGTAAAAATAAGCACCAGTTTATAACACGGTGTCAAACCGCATTAAAACGACGGTTTACACCCATCGTTAGCTGCAAGTGCTACATTAGTGCATTTAATCAGCTTTTGTGGGTTCATCCGTAAAAGAAAAAAGCCCACGCTCTTTTGCTTTTTCAAAGCAATTAGGGTTAATATCGCAACCAATAAAGTTTCGTTTCAAGTCTTTACAAACTTCTGCTGTTGTAAAACTACCACTATAAAAGTCTGCAACTAAATCACCTTCATTGCTGCTTGCCTTTATTATTC